CTCTGCTTTATCGTGGAAGTATTCTTCCTGCAGAAAAGGAACAACCTTGCGAGCATAGTCCTCATTGAGAACTAGGTTCTTGAGAATTACTGTTTCCATGTTTTTAGTATATCACTTAATTAGGAGTTGTCCAAACGTTCTTCGTGAACATCCGCTTCCAAATCAGATGGTTCGGAATCGACTTGTTCTTCAATAATTTTAACAAAAATATTACCAGTGGCTTTTGTGAATTCTGAACTTTGTTTATCAAATCCTTCAGGAGCACGAATTATTTCAATATCCATTGTAATGTTCAATCCATCATTTTCAGTTTCTTGAAAGGAAATTTTACCATAACGATAAACAATATCCTTGAATTCCCCTGAAATTATTTTTATTGGACATGTTTGTGTTATGTCCAAAGATTCTTCGGGAAGGAAAATAAATTCAGGTGCCTTGTCCATACTTGAAATCCTTTTGAATCTCTGCGTCAAGTTTTTCCAAGATATCTTTTGTAAAATACTTTTCAGGTTCATCATCAATGTTCTTTTCAAATACTTTTGTTCCATCAGGAAGTTCAACTCTGGTTGAAACCTTCTTAAATATATTATACTTCATTGCCAAATCGGTCAAGCCATAATATCTGCTCAAACCGGAAGTATAGTTCAAGCGAGTTTCAACATTCATGTTCTCCTTGACAAAACGATTCTTGTAGTTGGTGCACTTAATGAAGTTTCCAACTACACCTTCATCAGTCTTGTCCTTACTCTTGGAGAGTGTTAGGATATTGCTGGCTGCGTATTTAAGACCAATACCACCGCCAAGTTCCTTAGTTGGTACATAAGCACCAATAACCTGATATGTGTGATTTGTCATAAGCATAGGAATCTTTGCCTTGCCCAATTTCAATGTAAGAACACGGAAGGTTGCCTTGGTCTGTTGTGCTTTGGTCATATCACGAACATCTTTGCCTTCAGCAGAGTCAGTCATCTCTTTACGGGTAGACAACATACCAAGTGAGTCAAGAATCATGAATACTGGCTTTCGCTCGTCCTCAGGCTGCTCAAGAATGTCATTCACAATCTTGAGGGATTGCGTCTTGAATTCTTCAATTGTGGCAACAGGAATTACCGCAATGCGTTCAGGATCAACACCACGCGCATTGAACATGTCAGATGTAACTGCCTGTTCGGTATCAAAATAAATCACAACACCATCTTTATGATCCTTCAGGAATTGGCCTGCGATACCAATCGCATAGAAGGTCTTTCCTGTTGCCGGATCTCCTGCCAAGCAAGAGATCTTATTGTTTGGCAATCCACCAAAGATCGAGCCAGACAATAAGGCATTCAATGCATAAGATCCGGTGTCAATAAACCCGGATACATCTGCACCATCAATTCCTTCAGATACTAAACTTGCGTCTGGATTATCAATTTTACTTAACAGGCTTTTTAGATACTTTGACATTCTTTTCCTTTTCTTGATATGCTTGATCTGCGTAATAATCCGACATCAACATGTTGTCATACATGTGATGTACAGTGTGCATAATTTCTTTTTGGACAAGATTCAATCTTTCATAAATCTTAGAAATAGTCTCAGTCCATTCATGTTTAACTTTATGAGATTCAATGCCATACTCTTCGCAAATGTTTTTATATTCCATAAGCAAAAGATATACGGGCATTCCAGTTATTCTTTTCTTAAAATCATCTTCTGATTCTTTTAGAATAGAATACTCATGCCTATGTCTTAGTAGGGTACCAAACTTTTTCTTAGAAGCGCGCTTTGCCACGTTTTGCCTTTCTAGTCTTAATAATAACAGCTGCGTAGTCACTGTCAACTACGCTTTCGTCAATTTTAAGAGATTCAATGATTACTTCATCATCAACATTAAGAAGTCTATCACCAACCATAAAGCATGGGCCACCTTCAAAATCAAATAGCCCATCACCGTGGCGAGTATAAAGCGTCCTACCTTCGACTCGATAAGATCCATCTTCAAGGAGAGTGAGAATTCGTTCATCACCATATCTGGATTTAAATTTTTTAACCATATCTTATTATTCCTCGTTCATAGCCTTCAACATCTCAATCTCTTTCTTGAGATCTTCAATCTCTTCTTTGAGATCAGCAATTATTTGATCTTTGTTTAGCAGAGGATACTGAATTTTTTTATCTTCATGTATTTTCTGACTGGGCAGTACAGACTGTTTATAAGTTTTATATCTACTTTTATACATGTTTTTTATAGCCTGTTCAACTTCATCATTATCTTTATCGAAGACACTATATTGTGGAGTATTATAATCCATATATCAATTATATCTCAAATGAAGAAGGATTCAAGTGTCAGTTGCTCATTTATTGACCAATTGATTGCTTTCAATATATTATCAAGAGGTTCATTGAATGTTTTCTCAAACTGTTTCTTGCGGTCAACATACTTTTCAAGATTGAACTGTACTGGAGCCTTACCGATGAATCCAATAACGGCATCTCGCCCACACATACCATACGGATTTGGAACATTAACGAATACAAACTTTATCTTGTCATTTTCCTTGACAGGTGGAATTTCTTTATCGAGACCAAGTTTTTTGACATATGCATTATGTAGAAGCGCTGCTTTGGTTGCAATCGGAGTGCCCTTGCTGTATATCGATGTGTGATCTGAATATTGACGAACACCCTTTACTCCCCGTGGAGATGCGATATCTTCGATGGGAAGTTTCATGAATTCATTATAGAATTCATCAACATATTTCCTAAGTTCATCTGGAGTCTTGGTCAAGATAATCTTGATGCAGTCCTTGAGTTTATTTCTTACAATCATTGGAGTGCTGCTACGAGCAGTTTCAAGTCCCATGATCTTTAGTTTTGGCTCAGTAAATCTAACACCTTCCAGATCCTGAACCAGCAAGGCATATCGCTTCTTGGCAATAAACATCCCGGCAGAAGCAATTGCTTCACGCTTGAACACGATCTTGTTTTCAGAACATCCAAGAGTAGCGGAGAGCAGTTCCATTTCTTTCTTGAACTCAGGTTGAATTTTTTGTTCACAAACTTGATTGATAAAATCTGTTACATTACCTATCTTAGTTTTAGAAGAAATATGTTCTACGATTGGATTCAGATTTAGATACACGGAATCAGTATCTACAGCAATAACATAATCATCATTTGTCTTAGTAATCTTTTGAATATAATCATTCATGCAATTTTCTGCCTTGCGAATGATTACCTGACCCGTAACTGTAACGGCTGTAGCCAACTCAGGTGATGAATATGTAAATGCAGGATTTCCCAAGCAACCATAGAGACTATTCGCCAAAATCTTCTTTACTGATTGACGAATCTTCAGAGCAGCAATCCGTGGCAGAAGATCTGCATTCTTTGAGGATTCGTATTCCTTCTCTAACGCAATCATCTTCTTCTTTGCTTCTTGGCGCTGGTTGAAGGTAATCTCAATCAATGTAGGAATGAAGCCACGAACATTATTTGTAAACATACTACCATTACATGCCAAAGATGCGTTTCGGCTGATTGCGTCCTCAATCATATCTGGAATTTCCTTGCGCTTGCTTCGGAGGAAGTCATCAGCATTCAGTGATGAGTCCTTAACAACACAGGTTTCAGGTGAAATATTCCATTGCATAATGATACTAGGATACAGACTTGTTGCATCAAAACTAACAACATTGTTGTAAAGACCCGGAGTTACGTCTTTTACATATGCACCTACAAACTGGTCATCCTTGGCATAACTGCGTTTCAGAGGAGGAACAATTTGTTTACGAGCAAGATAATCGCAGCAAATCGTTTCCCAGATCCGCGTTGCAAAGAAGACAGTATCAAATGTAATCTTTGCTTCAAAGGCTATGGATACTGCAAGATCGATCAGTTTGAGTTTATTGTCAAGCTGTTCAACCAGCACCGCATCTTGGACGTTATACTCTGCAAACCTTTGAAAGTTTTGCTTATAAAACTCCCGCAATGAGCCATACTCACTATAATCCAGTTTTTGAGCATTTAGTTCTACCTTTGCAATGTTCTGTAGGGCGTAACTTTCCTGACTCGTACCCGAAAACTTCTTGTACAGATCCATATAATCCAAGATCGTGTAGCCGGGGAACTCAAACAGTTTATACTTCTTGCCACCAATGTCTGTCTCCCGCTCCTTCATCAAACCAAACGGCAACCAGTTCTGGATTTCCTTCTCCTCAAAGAACAGTCTAGCCCTACCAATTATGTAGGGCATATCAAATAGTTTGATGTTCCAACCAGAAAGAATGTCAACATCTTCCTGGGCAAGGACTTCAAAGATCTTCTTTATTAGTTCCTTCTCACTTGAGACCATTATAACCTTGGCTGTAGGCAAAGTTATAGGTGTAAAGGAGAGAACATAAGTAATACCGGAAACCCGGATACTTACTAGATTAATCCTCTCATTTGGATTGTCCAGATCCGGAAATCCGCCTTCAGATTCACATTCCAAGTCGAGGTAGGCTACTTTGATCTGGGAAAGATCGTATTCCACCTCAGTCGGATAAGTCTCCATGAGATATTGAGTGATGAAATCAGTGTTGCCATAGATAGGACAATCTGGGAGATCCCTGTATTGGTCTAGAAACTGCCTGCAGTCATATAGAGTGTCAAACGTCATGCGTTTGACTTTGATGCCATTCATGGTACGGTGCTTGGTGTCTTTATCTGATTTGATAAAAAGCGATGGCTTGAAAGCAATGGAGTCCGTAAAACGTTCTCCATTGCGATAGCCACGAACAAGAACCTTGTTACCTTTAAGAGCGCAGGCAGTATAAAATTTCATGATTTCTTTTCTTTATCTTCCAGCATTCCCTGCAATAGTATCATGTAATTGATGACATCCAAGATGCTATCCTGAACTGTCTCGTTTCCAACCTTTAGTTCACCTTTTTGCAAAAATGTAGAAATTCTGGAAATTTTATCCACAACGCGAAGCATCAGGCCATTTTCGGCACTTGAAAAGCCTAAAATTTCTCCACGCTTAAAATTTGCGAAAGGATCCGTGCTTGTAGCATAATCATTTGATTTATGTTGCAGAATGATTAGTGCGCGGCCACAAACGGTTTGGTGTAATTGAAACAATTCGTCTCTAGTCATGTACGCAGTATACACCCTATTTAAGGGAGGTCAAGAATCTAAATATTAAGTAAGATATTTTATTGGGGTAGAAATGCTAGAATACGGAAAAATTACAGAAAATATTTCTTTTTTGGTATCAAGTTTACTCGGAGTATTCTTTGGAGTAAATAAGTTTTGGAAATCGCACAAGAAAACCAAAAACTTTTTCACAATTCAGAATGACATTCATGCATTGCTGGCCGAACTCAGAGTCAAAACAAATTCAATGAGAACCAGCGTATTCCAATTTCATAACGGTGGATACTTCGCTGATGGCATCTCTATGCATAAATTCAGCGTATCACACGAATCTCATCACAAAATTTACAGTTCCCAAAACCATAGACTACACAATGTTTTGTGTTCTTTGTATAGTCCACTGATTACTGAAATAATTCAAAATAAAGCAAAAATAATTTCTGTAGATAAACTTCCCGAGCATACAGAACCGAGACATTTTTTTGATGATGAATGCATTTCTCATATTGCTTGCTTGCCATTAAAAAGCGGTTACATGATTTCTGGGTTTTTGTTGATTCAATGGCACAAAAATTACGATCCAGATTTGAGAAAAGAAAAAACTTACATGGAAGAGTTTTTGAACATCAAGAACTCAATAGAGATAAAATTATCCGAACAAAAGAATTGAGGTAAATTATGTTTTCACCAGAGTTAATAAGTTTAGTCGGAGGCGGATTTACTGGATTCCTTTTCAAGTATCTCGCTCAAAAGAGTGCAGATCAAAAGGAATTGTTCCAGCAAATGATCCAAGCAAATAAGCAGACAACCGATAATCAAAATTCGGCTGCTCAAAGAGTACCGCTTGACACTGGTAGAGTTGTAAGACAAATAATCGTGCTAACAGTATTGTTTGGAGCATTTGCAGCACCATTTATTTTACCATTCTTTGGTGTCCCAACATTCGTAGAAGTAGATGTCAAGAATCCAGAAGTATTGTTTGGTTTAATTCCAGCATCAGCCAAGAAGGCTTTCGTAGAAATCAATGGATTCTTCTGGACATCAGAAAACAGAGAAGTTCTATTGAGTATCGTAGGTTTCTATTTTGGAACCGCAGCAGCCAGTAACAAATAAGGAGTACCCAAATGAAATTTTTAAAACCACTATTATTAACAGTAATCATAACTGGCTGCTCTACCGAACCTTCAATTGTACCAGATACAACTGCCGATAATGTTGTAATGATGCAACTTAAAGATCAGATTTCACAACCCGGCGGTGTTAAACCAACTTATGGTTGGTTATTCTGGTATGGCCCTGTGGCCATTCTTGGAATTATGTGGGGATACAGAAATTTAATAAAGAAACCCATCAATTGTCTTGAAGAAGAACCTGATACAACTTCTGTATTAAAAACAGTTACTCCGGTTTCAATAGAAACAGAACAACCAAAATAATTATTTTCCAGTAGATCCAAACCCACCAACCCGGTCTGTCTTCAGGCCGGGTTGTTCATAGATCTCTGCAAATTTGCACTGCTCATATTTGACTAGTTCAGCCTGAGCAATTCGGTCTCTATTATAGATCTTAATAGAGTCTTGAGTATTTGTGTTCAATACAATCAGTTTGGTCTCATAAGTATAGTCCTCATCAACCACACCCTCACAATTAGCGAGGGTAAGACCGTATTTGAGCGCCATGCCCGACCTAGGATGGATTCTAAGTGAATAATCGGTTGGAAGATTAAATGTCAATCCAGTACGCACCATAGCCCGTTCTCCGGGCATGAGAAGGATATAATAATCTTCCTTATCATTGTCATATTGAGGTTCAACTTCCGTAAACTCTTTACCTTCGTAAATTTTTACTTTTTCATCTTTGGGAATAAAAGCACCAAGATCAAAACAAGCTGCCATTTGGGTTTGAAAATTTGGATCAACTACGTTTTGATGTGCTTTAAAATATTCTAGAATCATATTACTATTATATCTTTAAAATATAAATTGTCAACTTATAATTAAAAATTATATCATGAACCAATTCGTACTGCTATTAATCCAGTAGCACTACTAACACCCATAATGACATCGGTAGCAGATGCATAATCAACTGGGCTTGATGTTACGGTTGTTGTTCCCTGCATTTTAATTGTTGTTGTATTTGTCAAAGTAATTATTGAATTGCAAGATACTTGAGTTGCATTTCCTTGTACACCTGCCATACCGTGTGAAGCTGATGCATAAGTAGTGATTCCATCAGTAATTTGCAAAGAAAAAGTACGAGCAGTTGTTCCTGAACCACGACCAAATGTTGCAGTAACCGAAACCATCCAAGTTCCAGACGCTAATGATAAACTTGTTATGTCAGTCCAAGTAGATGTGGACAAATTTACATTCGAACCTATGAATGATTGACCAGATGAAAGTGATAATAGATTTGTTCCAAC